AGCTATGGCTTGTGCGTTTACACCCGCAACTGGAGCGCCTACTGTTCCTAATAAAGATGCTGGGGTTACATTTGCTTCAGCGTCTACTGCAACTGTGCCTAATGCTGATGTTGCTGTTAATGCTGTAAGTGTTACAGCAGGTAAAGGCTCACCAAAAGTAAGTTGGCCCCAAGTACCTCTACCCCAACCATTAATGTTAGCCATTTAAGGCCTCGTTAAGCGATTCTAATAATCGCTGTGCTGGCTGCTGCCGCAGGAAAAACAATTGTAAAATCTCCCGCAGTTGATGTTTTATCACCACCGAAGTCAATTGAAGCTACTGATTTATCACTATTAGTGTCGTTATAAATCATACAACCTCTAGCGGTAATAGTTGCTGTACCAAAAGTTAAATCTGCAAAATCTGTAAACCCTGTAGTTCCAGCGCTTGTAGGTGCAACTTTAGTTAAAGCAGCTCCGCCTGAAGTGTAATTAGTGCCACTTGCTTGTCCAGTTGTAGTAAACGCTGTTGTCGCAGCACCTAATGTAGCCGAACTTGTATATAGAGCAAGTTTAAAAGCATTTCCATTAGTAGCAAAGTTATGCGTTGCTTCTAATAATTCTTTTTTAAAACTTGTAGTTAATGTAGATGTAATTGCCATATCTATGTCCTTTTTATAATTTTAGCTAAGTCTTCCTCGCCAGCTTTTAATAACTCTTGAATTAAACTTGCTTTATAAGATTTTATAGCATTATTCAAGTAAATCAAACATACACCATAAATTAAATCTTTATAAGCTCTAGCTTGCTCTTTTATATGTGGTTCACTATTATCAGAATAACCACATATTTTATCTGTTAATTGTTCTGCCCAAAATTCTGGAGGGTGTCCGCCAAATTTTGTCGTTGCTACTTCTACCATTCCTAATTCTGGCAAACCATCTGGAGTAATTTTATTTACCATTTTTTAGGCTCTACAGGTTCTGTTTTTGTCATTGCACTTTTATCATTTCTACCAAAAAGTTTTGGCTCTATCTTTTCCTCGGTTTGAATCAATTGACTTTTTTTAATTGGCGTTAATACATTATCTTTACTTAACCCAACTAATAAGGGGTCGCTTAAACGATGATAACCGTAAAGTTTTTCTTCGGCAGGAACTGCTGTATCAAGTAATGAAGAAGTATGTGCTATTTCTATTTGTATGCCAGCTTCCATACATTTAGCTAACCAAAATTCACAACATGCTCGACCAGCTTCTGCAAAATAAAGATTTCCTTTGTAATTAAAATCTAGGCCAAATAATTGTATAGATCCTACTTTATTCCAAAGTGCAAAGGCTATTGCATAGGCTGCAGTATTGTTTAAATAATGACAATTGGTTTCTTTTATAATTTCTGCAATAGGATATTCAACCAAACCTGGACATCTTTCATCTAATTCGCAAGTATAGATAGGGCCTTCGTGTTTTTTTAAAACATTTGCCATACTATTAGTTTGACCGCCTGCATCATCTGTTTCTAAAAATCTAGATGCTGGGTCTAGCATAAAAACACGATCATGGAATATAACGCTAGAAACAGCATTAATTGCCCAAACTTCGTCAAATGTATCGCTATGTGATTTTGCAAGATTATAGTCAAACCAACTTTTACCCATGCCTACTATTGCTATTGTCTTGCCTTCAAGATTACTGATAGGCTCCATACTTTTCTCCTTTTACTTAACTTACAGTAGAACGAAACGAGTCATAGCGATATTCGTCGCGTCTTCCTCTGGCTTCAGCTCTATTTTTTAATCTAGCTATATCTTGTTGGAATCTAGTTTCGTAAGTGTTGAGTAAATCGGGTTCACCCTTCATAAAAGTGTATGCCTCAACTAATGAGCCATATAACAAAGCATCTCTAGCATTTTGCGAAAGCCAAGTACCAGTAGTTGTGCTAACTAAACTGGTAGGTCTATAGAGATAGTGCAGTTCAACTGAATAATCAGCGTCTGGTATTGGCGCGACAACAATAGATGTTCCAACGCTACCTGTAGCGCTGTAATCTTTATCAAAGTCTGCGTAGTATAAAGGCAGTCCTCTCAGACTGGTATCAGTTATATCAGGAGTAAATTCCTGCATAAAACTAGGATGTTTCTTTTCCAAAAAATGATAATCATTAGAACTATCAATTACGGCTAAAGAAAAACTCAAAATAAAATCTGTTGGACACGTTAAAAAACGATTACCTGTAGTTAGATTACCTATTTGATTTTTTCTAAAAAAATCTGACTGTACTAGGTTAAATATACGATCTTCAGCATTTTTAACAAAATCTGGAATTGTAGTATTAAACGTAGATTCGTTATTATCGGTAAAATTTTGAATTAATGTGTATAACTCGCTATAGGTCATGTCGTAATTGTAACGCTTCCAAGAGAAGCTGTCATTGTTGGTGTTGTATAATTCGAACCAAGTATATTTGGATTCATACTTAAAAAATTATTGCTTGTATTGGTAAATTTGTTTGCATCACTTATAACAACAAAGCCATCGCCAGCTTCAATGTCATTATTTGGTCTTGGTTTATTAAGAGCTTCTTTGTCAGAAACTACAGGTGAAGGGTTTAATTGAGGAGCTTTTGGCTCAAAACATTGAGGACATGTCTTTAATTTATTCCATTCTTCTTTCAGGTCATTTAATTTATACTCAAATCCACAACGATCACAAAGACCAAGTGCAAATTTTCCTACCGAATAACTCATTAATAGCTACTTCTCATTGATGGTTTTATACGGAAAGATGCTCTGTCCTCGTCCTGGTCAGCAGCCCTTTGAAATTCTTCTTCGTATATGCCTTTAAGTAACTGAGTTTTTTCTGGCGCTCTTTTTACCGACAAATAATAGGCTAGACCAGCAGCAAAACAAGGATAAAATCTAAATGGCATATCCATTGTATTGATAGCAGTATCCGCATCATCCATTCTTACTATTTTATTAAAAAGTAATAAATCTGTAGAATTTTCTGGAGCAGGCCATATTTTTATAACAGGTTCAGTTAATTTATCAAAAAAGAATTGACTAGGACGACCTTTTGTTTCCTTAACAGGAATATTAGCGTATTCAGAACGACTTACTCTGCTAATATTAATATCGGTAGTCGTTCCATTTATAGTACGTCTTACAGACATGTCCAATATATCAATTACATTGCTATTTAAAGTATAACTTGAAGTTCCTTCTATTAAACTTTGAGTGGTTTGTTCTATAGTCCATTGATTTAAACCTCTATTAGCCCATTCAGCTAACATAATATTAATAGAACGCTTTGCTGTTTTTAAATCATAGCCTGTTCGCAATTCAAGACCGCAACGTTCAAAAGCTTCTTCTATAAATTCAGTTACATTTGGCTCAAAATTTGTACTATTTGATAGCGCCATAATTTTTATTTAGTTTTTTTTAAAGTTTTTTCTAATCTTTTTGCTTGATTAGCATGTAATTGAGATGCGTTTTTTAACTCTTTAATCATCTTTCTTGTTTGAGTTTTTGTAAGTTCTGTCATATTAATCGTCCTCTGGAGCATATAAATTGTTAAACGTTATATTTGGATCTATATAACTATCATGTTGTTCTGCTGAATGTGTCCATTGCGAAGGCATAAAATCTGGTGCGCCTTCACCTACACGCCATAAAGCAGGATTTGTAGCCCTAACTCTATTATTTGGTAAAGCTACAAAATTACCAGTATATTCACCAGCATCTGTTAAATATAGCACATGTGATTGTTTATGTTGAGCAGGATCGTCTGCTATTGAATTTTCTGTGTAGTCAACCGTAAATAAATATTTGCCAGTAACGAAATTACTGCCTATCTTACATACCCAAGGTGACGAGCTTACTCTATCCATAATCACTACCGAGTGATCGTGACTTAAACAATCCCAAGGTTGTGCTAAATGATCTTCCATTGGCTCAGGCCATACAGCTAACGGTATATCAGCAACTAACGCTTGTATTGGCATCCTAGCCCACATAGCACCGCCATGTATGTTTGGTGCATCTTCCATATCATCGGTTTCGCAACCAGTAAATACAACCTGAAAGGACAATGACCTGTCTGGTAGTGTGTTGACAGCGATAACCAGCGCATGCAAGTATTCGCCATGATATTTGCTATGGTTAGCTGTAAATTCTTTACGCACCCAGCATTTAAACTGAGGTATGTTTGATATTAAATATGCCACAATATTTAACTCCTTTTATTTAATTTATTTTTTCTTTTTTGCTAATTTTTTTAACTGTTGTCTAGTAGTGGTTCGCTTACGTTTTAATAAACTTTTTGCACCTCTTGCTGCACCGCTGCCAGCTAAAGCCGCTAGTACACTACTTGGTATTCTACCAAAACCAGTAGCAGACCTTTCAGAATCAGCAGCAGCACCACCTCTTGACATGTACTTTGTGCCTTTCATTGCACCGCCTTTAGCCATGTATTTAGTGCCTTTCATTGCACCACCTTTAGCCATGTATTTAGTACCCTTCATAGAGCCACCTTTAGCCATGTATTTAGTACCCTTCATAGAGCCACCTTTAGCCATGTATTTAGTTCCTTTCATTTTTACCTCTATTTTCTACCATATAAACCCATATTGGATTTCTTAGATTTTATCATACCACCAGTTGCTGCAAATGTTGAGACATTAGTCGGTTTACCACCAACACCTTGTTTCTTTGATCTTTTACGCGACACTGCAGATTTTTTTTGTGACTGGGACATGCTAGCTGCCTTTGCTGCTGGCACGCATTTTGGATAACCTCTTTTTGATCCTTTTGTTTTTGATCTGCCACATTTTTTATAGCCACCGCCTTTTTTTGGCGAGCCTATATCAACCCAGTCGTCCTTAAACCATTTTGTTAAACTCATTTCAACTCTTAGGCACTTTAGTTTTTTTTCGTTTGCTTTCCATCATTGCACCGCAGCCTCTGCCTTGTACCATTACCGATCCGCCTGCGTTAAATTTTTTTATAGCACCGCCAGCGGCTTTTTTCTTTCCTTTGTATTTACCACCCATTTTTTTATACTCTTTAACCATATAAGCATTTGCGTAAGCAGACGGGTAAACGTCAAACTTTGATTTAGCTTTTGCTTTGGCTTTTGCATATAAACTTGGGTTGCTTACACTTTTGGGTACTTGTGATCTTGATATTGCCATTAGCACTTCCACCTTTTTCTTGCTTGCCTAATTCTTGAATTAGGATTATTTTTTGTTTTAGCAGAGCTTTTTTTTAGTTGTCCTAATGATCTTGCACAATAGGATTTTCGTCTTTTAGCAGCTTTGCTACCTTTTTTTACTTTACCTGTAACAGCAGTTTGTAATTTAGAACCAGGATTAGCCTTGCGATAAGCAGCGACACCTTTTTTTGTCATTCCAGCGCCTTTTTTTGCGGGCCTGTAATTGCCACCTTTTTTAGTGGTTTTAGGTATCGCTTTGCTAGGTTTCCTCGTAGCCACCTTTATTAAGCATGAAAAGCAGTTAAAGTTCCAAATGTGCTTCTTGTATACTGCACATATATTCCGTTATCAAACAATAAACCATTATCGGGTACAGTAATATCTCTAGTAGCAGTAGCACTAGCTACACTACCAAGCTTAAATATACTTGTGCCTGTCGGTGATGTTTTTAAAAATTCCAGATTACCTGCAGTGCCTGAACAAACTACGTTAATACCTTGTAGTCTAGTTCTGCCTGCAAAAATAACATCAGCAGCAGAGTTATTAATACCAGCTGAAACATTACCCGCTGGATTACCAACTGCTGAAATACCAGATATTGTTTTGAAATATTTAGCTCCAGTGGCCGTACCTGCATTAGCACCTGTAATAGATTCCGTTTGAGCATCGCCATTAACATCTGTGCCTGTAACAGTAAAAGATTTAGCAGCATCATTGCCAGCAGAGAGAATAGTAACTTGTCTTCCTGCATCAAATGCACAAGCACCACCAGAAGCTAACGCTCCCCCTATTACGAGGGCTGCGTTATTTCCTACTGAAGCCGCTACTGATATCCCATCGGCATCTAAAGCTTGAGTATCAGCAGTAATAAATACTGCCTTTACATCAGAACCAGTAAGTCTTGTAGACATAATTTACTCCTGTTAAGCGATTTGCGTATATTCAATAATAAACGTAAACGAACCTGCGGTTGTAGCATCTACTGTATTAGTAATGTTACAAAAAATATTTCTTGCTGTATCTGTGTATTGAACAGAAGCTGGAGCTG